AAAGGAGTTAAGATTCAAAAGACGAATAGTCTATGTGACTTTTTACCTATTAACAACAATGAAGATATATTAATTGTTGCATCTTCTTCACAAATTCGTCTAAAGCTTTCAGATATTCCACTTTTAGGACGTGGCGCGCAAGGTGTAAAATCTATTAAACTTTCTGAAAATTCAAAAATCTTGAATTTGAACAGGGTTTAAAATTTGAAATTCAGTCAAAATTCAGCTATACTATTTATAGAAAGTTGAAAAAGAACTTAAAAAGTAGCTGGCCGTCCAGCGAAATAAAAAAATAAAATAAAAAAGAGACGGACAAAAAGGAGAATAAAAAATGAGACTTAAAGAAAAGACACAGGAAGCATTTGATTTCATCAAGAATCATGGCGGTAGCTGCAAGACATCAGAAATTATGGAAGGTCTGGGACTAGAGAAGATTGCTTCTGTAACTGGTCGTGTTAACAGCCTTGTAAAGAATGAACTGGCAACCACAGAAGATGGTGGTAAGACAGAGGATGGTAAGAAAATCACTATCGTAACTCTGACAGAAAAGGGACAGAACTATGTTCCGTCTGATGACGAAGAGTAATAATTTTTAATTCTCATAGGGGCTTAGTGTTCTCTAAGCCCCACCCTCAACAGGAAATGAAATAAATAAAAGAACAGAACATAAACGATTAAAAAGAATAGGAGAAAAATATGAGACAAGCAGAAAATAGAGTAAGAATTGAGGGTATTCTCGCAGAAAGCGATCTTAAATATATTTCTTACACAAAGAATGGAGAACCGGCAGAGGCCATTGGTGGTCTCATTAAGGTTCTGGTTGAACAGGAAGTTAATGGGGAACCTGTAAAGCTTGAAATCCCTGTTCATGCATTCTCAACTAAACTGACAAAGGCAGGTAAGCCTAATCCTTCTTATGAATCTATTGAGAAGGTAATGACAGAATTTGTATCTATTGCCGCGGCAGGTAGTGCTGCGCAGGCGGATAAGATCCGCATTACTAACGGCAATATTAAAATGAATGAGTTTATTGGTCAGAATGGCCAGGTGGTATCTCAGCCGAGAGTTAATGCTTCTTTTATCTCTCGTGCAGTAGGTGATTTTAAGCCTGAAGCATCTTTCGACATTGAATTTATGGTTCAGAGTATCAATCCTGTTCTTGACAGGGATGGTGTAGAAGTCGATCCGCCTAAACTCAGTATCACAACAATCGTACCTCAATATACCTCTCCAAATGCTTCCGCCCCAAATGTAGACGTAGTACCTCTGTTTGCAGTTTCCCCCGGAGTGATTGACGCCATCAATAACTACTGGGAGGCCGAGTCTTGTTACAGGGCGCACGGTAGATTAAACTTTTCCTCTCGGACAGAGGAAATCGTCTCAGAGGGCGGCTTTGGAGAGCCTCAAAGATCAATTCGTACAATTAATGTAAGTGAATTTATCATTACTGGTGGCTCTGAAGCAGCATTAGATGGAGATTTAGCATTTGATATAGATGAAATTAGAGCAGGTATTGCTGCACGTAAGACACGGATTGAAGAATCCAAGACTAATAAGAAGAGTGCTAAGACAGTACCGGCGCAGAATACATCGAAAGGTAAACTTGACCTGGGATTTTAAGTTAAGGAGGTGTCATAAATGATTAACATTCTTGACTTAAAACCGAACGTAATATCCCGTGATCTGAGGGGCAAGTATTTGCTCCTCAGTGGGGAACCTAAGATTGGTAAAACTGAATTTTGTTCTTTGTGTCCAGAGGCATTGATTCTTGCTTTTGAAATGGGTATTAATGCTCGTCCTGGTTGTATGGCGCAGCCAATTACAAACTGGTCTGATTTTAAGTTAGTATTAAAGCAGTTAGAGAAAAAAGAGGCAAAAGAAAAATTCAGTACTATCTGTATTGATACAGTCGGTATTGCTTATGACGCTTGTGAAAAATTTATTTGCTCACAGGCAGGTGTTCAAAAAATTGGAGATATTCCTTATGGTGGTGGATATTCAGCTCTTTCAAAAGAATTTGAATCTTCACTTAGAAAAATCACTATGCTAGGCTATGGTCTTATTATGACCTGTCACTTAAAGCAAAGCACTGACGATGAAGGAAAAATACTCGGCGCGAAGCCTGACCTTAACAATCGTTGTTTAAAGATTGTGAATGGTCTTGTTGATATTATCGGAGTTATCACTCAAAACTGGGATGAAAATGGAAATCTTCAAAGATGGATACAGACTCGTTCAACACCAACAATTTCTGCTGGTAGTAGATTTAAGTATCTAAAAGCTAAAATTCCTTTTGGATATAAAGAATTTACACAAGCACTTGCAGAAGCAATCGATGAAGAAGAAAAGCATGGCGCGCTGGTTGTAGATACCGGTGGAGCTAATTATACAGAAGAACAGCTTGATTTTAAAACTGTTCGCGCGGAAGCCCAAGATCTCTGGACAAAGCTCATTGAGAAAGACGAGGAAAATGCCGACATCATCCTAAAGAAAATAGAAATGATTATGGGTCGAAAGATGAAACTTTCAGAGTTTACCGAAGACCAAGTATCACTTCTCAATCTCGCAGTAGTTGAAATGAGAGAAATGCTTTAATAATATATAGAGG